TGGTGTTGGCAAGGCGGTAGTTGGTGCCGTCAGACGAAAAGAAGATCGGCGTGCCGTTGGCGGCAGGGACATTGCGCCAGTATTGCAGGGTCGAATCGTACATCTGCAACGAGCAGTAGGGTCCGAGGTTGACCAGATACTGACCCGTGAGGGTGTAGCCGGTAAAGCCTTGGGTCGTGGAACCGAAAGTTCCCGCGATACCCTGACCACCGGGAAGCAGGTAGGTCTGACCGCCCGCCAATGGAATAGTCATTGGAGGGTACAAATTTTGACCAGCGCCCAGTTTATTGACCGGCATGTTCAGCTCCTAAGAGATGTTTCCAGCTTTTACGAAGAATGATTTGGCTGATACTTGCTTGCGTCACTCCATACCTCGCAGCCAAAGAGGTCTGCGTATCTTTCGATGCGCGAATTTCCTTTACCTGATCCTCATTCAATGTGCGATGCGGAGCGTCGTTGCCGCGCTGACGATCAGGATTCCTGCGCCGCCAGTGACGGTCGCCCGTTTCCTTCTGACCGCGCTCAATAGCGTCCTGTGCGTTCTGCGAAGGAGTGCCGAGATATAGATGGTCGGGGTTGACGCATAGCTTCACGTCACAGGTATGCAGCACATGGCGGTCTGAGGGTATTTCTCCACGGAACAGAGTCCACGATGCGCGATGGGCTGAGACGTTCTTCCCGAATGGATTGAACAAACCGTAGCCTGCGTTCGATACACAACCACCGAACATCCAGCACCCTGTTTCTGGCACGACTCCGACAAACGCCATGAGGCGTTCTTTGGGGTCTTTTTTCTTCCCGCTCATCTTGCTAAACCTATATGGTAACGAAGTTGTAGCCGGTGGCGACGGTGCAGGACTTGGGCTTACCCAGCACGAATTCGAGCAGGCTTACCACGGCACCGATGTAGCCAAGCTGATTGTTGGAGAGCGTAGACTCGAACCCGGTGAAGGCAAAAGCTGCGCGTTCATGGATGTAGAACGCTCCGTAACCCGCATTGAAGTAGTACGCCGTTCCTTCGGGGATGTACGGATCGCAGTAAATCGGGACTCCGGCAACCATCAGGGCACGGAAAGCGGAACGGGCACCCCAAGGTTCCTGATCGAATCCCTTCTCCGGGGTGATGACGTAGGACTCGTTCGGCAGGTAGTCATTGGCAAGGGATTGCCAGGTCGCAGGCCCCATCAGGCCGAAGGTCGGCAGTTCACCGCAGTTCTTGAACGTCCCGGTGATGTTCTGCATGACCAAGGCGCGGGTCGGGTTTACCGAACCCATCGCGTAACGCTTGGACTTCAGCCACGTATTCACCGTGCGTGACTGGCCGCCGTAAGTCACAAGGTTCGTGCCGTCATCAATCGCACCCGGCAGACCTACGACTTGCTGCGTGTTGGAAATGTTGCCTGCCAGAGCCGTTGCAAGGCCGTCGCAGTAGACGTTGCCCGCGTCGTTCATCCGCGCCGCCATGAGCGGAATCACATCATGGGAGTCCTGAATCAGACCTTCAAACCCGAGGTACGGAATCGGAATCACCGCGCCTTTGAGGTCGAATTCCAGGTTCGTGACACCGGGCTGGACTACGGGCTGGTTGAACGAGCCGTCATAGCCTACCCATTGCATGTTAACGAACTGCGTTCCCTGCGCCGGGATGGTGACGGAGGAAACACCGCCAGAAGCAGGTTGCGCGTTGGAAATCAGCGCGGCGGTGAGGGGGCTCGTGTTGTAAATCTGAACGACGAGCTTTTTGACGAATGCCCTACGTGTAACGTACTGTAATTCTTGACCTAATGGGCTAGCTGATGGGACAATTCCTTGGCCGAGGACGGGAATGACACTCTCCTTATGTCGTTAGTTGAAATTTCCCGGTCACGGGGGTCACTTACTTCGCTCCGCCCATCGAGCGGAATTCATTCAAAGCCTTGTACGCTTCCTGCTCTGCAATCTTGTTCAATGCCTGCCGATTGCCGATACCACCGGCCCACACATCCTTCTCCGGCATGTCCCACGTTTTCGATTGCAGGGCATGGGTCGTTGGAGCGGCGACTTGCTGGGAAGCTTTGTAGACCTTCGCGGCGGCTGCGTAGGAGAGGATTGGAGCGTCCTTGTCAACCATCAGCTTCTCGACTTCAAGGACTTCGGCATCGGTGAGGTTGTGGGCGGATTTCACCTTCACCCGTTCTTCCTTGATGCGGTCCAGAATTTCCCGCTCTTGAATCCTTGCTTCCAGAGCTTGGCGGGCTTCGCGTTCTTTCTTCACTTCACCCAGCACCGCGTCTTTTGCGTCGATCTCCGGCATCACCTGCCCGGTTTTGGACTTGATCGCCCGCAGCATGGTCTCGCGGGTGTCGGGGGAGTTGAGGAGCGTCTGAAAAAGTCTCGTGGACTCTTGCAGTTGCTCCGTGGTCATGTTCTCTAGGGAGGCCATTGGTCACTGTCTCCGTTTAACCACGCCCGCCGTTCGGCTTCGATACCGAAAGAGGGTTTCCAACATCGAACTTGCTGTTGTTCGCCGTGGTGATCGTCTTGGACGGACCATCCAGACCGCCGAACTCCGCATAGCGCGGGGGATTGTAGAAAATCCCGTTCATCGGGGATGCGTCAGTGGGTTTACGGATACCGCCCGAGGGCGGGGGAGTACCGGGGGAACGGCCTACGCCTGAAGTCATTGCATGGCTCCTTGTGGTTGAGCGCCCGGTTGAGGGGCACCCTGTTTCTGCATCTGCTGCAACATCCTCTGCACTTCCGTCCCTCCCCCGGCTTGGGGAAGGGCTTTGTTCATTTGCAGGACTTCAGCCGGAACGAGGTCCGAGGCGTCCTGCTTGCCGAATTCTTTTCCGAGCATCCCGAGAATCTTCAGGATTGACCCGCCTTCTTTCGATTCCGACCCAAACACTGGTAGAGCCTGCTCCAGCATGTTCATGGCGATATGCACATTGACCCGTGCGGATTCCTTCAGGCCCTCTTTCTCCTGCGGTTTCGCCATTGGCGTACCGGCAGGTTTAGCCCCTTGGGGCTGGGCACCGGGTTGCGGGGGCTGTCCACCGCCTCCTGCAAGCTTCGCCATGACTTCGGGCGGAACGCTCAATCAATACCTCTTTGTGCGGCGCTTCACTCTTGCGCCTCTTGGCCTACCGGCCATGTCTGACTCCCGTAAAACGGGCGGGGGTCACGCCCGCCATGTTGGCCCTTTCGGGATTACTTCCGCTTGTGGCGACGGCCTTTACGCATGGCGTACTCCTATTTCAGAGGGCCACTTGAACGGGAAGCAGCCAAACCCTATAAGTGAGTGAACACTTACAGGAAGGACTTGTAGAGTATGTATTCTGGAAAAGTCAAGTACCCCCGTTGCAGGGGTACGGTTTACTGCTTGGCGTGCTTCTGCTGCTCCATTTTCATCTGTAGCTCAGCCGCCTTCGCCTCCTGCGCTTCGATACCCTTCAATTCTTCAAGCAAAAGCTGTTCTTCCGGTGCCCCCACCATCTTGATAAACCGCGAGCGGGTGATGACTTTCGCCTTCAGGTATTCAAAGGCGTCGGCCTTGTGATCCTCAATGAAAATAGGGCTTGTAGAGTGCGCGTCTACCTTCACTTCATAGTCCTTCGTGAACTGCTCGGGAATGAATACCGTATCTTTCGCGCCCTCAGGGTCTTTTAGCCCTTTCGCTACGAATCTCTGCTTGGAATTGTCCTGAATGTTTCTCAGTTTCAGCGTGGCTAAATCTTCGGCGGCTTCTTCAATCACCACGGCGCGGGATTTAGGGCGGGCAGAGGAAAGGCGGGCCATTAAGTCTGCTTGACCTTTAGACCTGACCCCCGGTTCCCCCTTGCCTTGCAGGACGTTATGAATCCCGGCCTGGTCATCGAACATGGCAAAGAGTTCGTGGATTTCCGCGAAGATGTTAGGCGGAAAATCGGTAGACATTTTCTCAGGCTTGCCGGCACCGGGAGGGTTAGAGATGAATCCACCCGCTTTGCGGTACGCAAGTCCTTTTTCCTCTACCAGACCTGTCCAGCCGGGGAAAGCATAGGAAGGGTCTACTTGCCTTTCCATCAAATCCTTGACCTGCGCCAGTCTTAGCGTAAGCCAGTCCTGCAACGCGGTTAGACGTGCGACGAAAGACTCTCCCCAAAAATAGTCGTAGCAATTATGTTCAGGGGCTAGTTTGACGAACGGCAGAGCGCCTTTAATTCCCACATTCACGCGGTCGTAAATGATGACGTTGGGATTGGCGACGGTGACCATTTGATAGTCGTTTTCTTCGTCGTTCCAGACGTACAACTCGAACATATCAATGAGGTCGGCATCTACCTTCGGGGCGTAGTCGTAAGAGCCCAGACCCCCGGCAGTTAAACCGGCCTCAACCGAACCACCTCCGCCTGTACTCGTCGTTGTGGAAATTCCAGCGGAGAGGATGAGTCGAGACATTCCATCGCCAAACGAAGGGCCGGAACCTTCACCAGCACCGGCACTTACTTGGGCAAGGATCGCGTCTTTCCTCGGGTTTCCC